AGTTATGAACGATAAATAAGAGTCGTACTACTCGTGCAGATCGTGCACTTCATAGTAACGCTGCTTCCCCAAGTATAATTCTACTCTATACTTGGGGATTTTTTTATTCATGATTATAATACTCGTGACAGTTGCTTAGTCGGCACGGTTCCTTTTTCTGGGAGTTGGGGATATTTTTCCTGACTCCCAATAATATAGAAATAGATTGTAGTAAGAGTAGGAGTTAATGTGAGTCAAACAGTAGGTAAAATAGCTAGGGATTTACTTTTAAAGTCACCAGATAGCAGAGATCCAATTGAGATACAACGTGCAACTGAGAATGAATATCTAGCTAATTTAGAGTGGTGCGTTAATCATGCTTTAAAGAAGGTTGATTGCTCTGCTATTAAAGGTCATGATGGGTGCTCAATCAGAGAAGCACTTATAGGAGATTTCTTTGTTTCGGTCTTACTTAAAAAAGAGAAGCTGCTGGAAAATGTTTTGCGCAATTACTTTGTTGCTTCAATATCTTGTCCAACTCCGTTCTTCGATCAAACGGTTTATAAGTACGACTCTAAGAAAGAAGGCATTCAGTTTTTGTGGGTTGTTCCAGATCAGGAAACATGCCTTACACTTAAAGAAAATAAGCATATCGTAGTTCCTGCAGAGCAAGGACTATTGCAATTTGTATTACTTTATTATAGTGGTCATCTTCATAGGGTTTGTAAGGCCCAAAATGGAGAGACCATGGATCTTGGATCGTTATTATTATAGGAGTAGAGTAAATGGATGTTAGAAGAAAGCCTGGAAGACCATTTAAAGTAGCTACAGGAGTTCCAGTAAGAGTAGTTACAGATTTTCCAGTGTCACTGGATAAGCTAGAATCGTTACGTTTAAAAATTAAATGTATTTTGCAGACTGTTAGTATTGTTACTTTTGGAGTAGTGCTGGTAAGTGCTATAAATTTATTATCACAGTTTATATACTGTTTATAGGAGCATGATAAATGAGCAATAAAAAAAGAGGACCTTCGGTTGAACAGCGTGGTGATATTGAAATGCCACCATTAGATTACGTAATGCCTAAAGACTTAGGCGGATCAGGTGTGATTGAAACGCCGCAAGAAATACAACAAGTGCATGATTACGCGCAAGATCAATCAATGGAGCAAGAAGAGCCAGAAGAGACGCAAGAAGTTTATTCAGAAGTAGAACAAGAAGTTGAATTAGATCCCAGATCTACTCCTGATATTAAAAAACAGAAGACGCAGCAAGAAAACTTTAAAGAAGTTCGAATGGCTAAGGAGCGGGCAGAACGCGAGCGTGATGCACTTATGTCTCAGATGCTCGACATGCAGTCTAAATTACAAGCGAACCAGCAAAATAACCAACAAGTCAAACAACCAATAGTTGAAGAGAGAGAGTGGTTTGATGACCTTGATCCAGAATCTTTAGTTGAAGGTAAGCAACTACAAAAAGTTGCCCAAGACTTTAAAGCAATGAAAAAACAATTACAACAGCAACAAGCTCAATCTCAACAACTTGCTACTGAATCAAAAATACGATCTCAATATCCTGATTTTGATCAAGTGTTTAATTCAGATACTATTACTAGTTTAAATGAAATGTACCCAGATGTTGCCAATGCTTTACGTGTTATGCCTGATGATTATAATAAGGCGACTGCTGCATATACTATGATTAAAAATCTTGGAATATATAAAGGAAATGAAGTGAAAAAGCCTGCTTATGAATCAGATGTTTTAAAAGCTAAAGTTAACGCATCTAAACCTAGACCATTAACATCAGTTAATCCACAACAAGGCGACAGCCCTTTGTCAAAAGCTAATGCATTTGCCAATGGTTTAACTAAAGAACTAAAAGAACAAATGCTAAAAGAAATGAATGAAGCTAGAAAAGGTCATTAGATGACTCTTCAGCAAAGACAAGCAACCTTTGCTTTCAATGTAGCCTTGTTAATAAACCATATCTTTGAGAGTAATCATTCAGTTACGTTTTCAGAAGCGTATCGTACTCCTGAACAAGCAGCACTTAATGCAAAGTCTGGTAAAGGTATACGCAATAGTCTCCATTGTAAAAGATTGGCTATTGATTTAAATCTTTTTAATTCAGGCAGAAAATATTTAATCAAAAAAAGTGATTATGAGCCATTTGGAATCTACTGGAAAAGTTTAAATCCTGCTAATAGATGGGGTGGTGACTTTAAGGTCTTAGTTGACTCGAATCATTTCGAGATGCAAGATAAGTAAAACGTTTCATTAAGGACTCCCTCCTTTTTGTTGTAGAGCGCTTATGATTCGGCGCTCTACTCTTTTTATTTACGTACTCTATTTCTGAGGTTAGCAGATCTTGTTACCCATCTGCAATTTCCAGGTTCGTAGTTTCCGTCATTATCTATTCTGTCGAGTTCTAATTTATCTGGTCGTTCACCCATATCTTTTAGAAAGTTTTCAAAGTTGAGCCATCTATCGCATACTTTAATTCCACGTCCGCCATAGTCATTGTATTTTGTCTGATTTAGATTGGTGCATCTTTGAATCATTGATTCCCATGTTGAATATGTTTTTGAATGAGTTAGTCCGTGCTTAGTAGATCCACATTTTCTGCATCCAATTGAATCACCGAATCTAAGTCGTACGCCCTTTAATACTCTTATAAACCCACAATCGCATTGAACTTCATAGTGTTTTCTTTTCTCTTCTGATTCAACTTGTTTTAGAACAGTCCAAGATTGAAACTTATCGCCTCTTTTTATTTCTTTTGAGGCATGCCTACACTTCATACAGGATTGTGATTTTTCTTTTTTTAGATCTTCATCGCGAACTTCTTTTTTGAATCCACAATTGCACTCACATAGATATAATCTTTTTCTGTTTTTAATCTGTGAAAGCTTTATCACTTTCCAGTTTGTATATTGCTTACCAATCTCGATCATGTTTTCCTTAATTGCTTTTTTATGTGTTTATTGTTTATATTAGTTCTGAACGTATTCGAGAGTCGTTCACTCAAAATCTTCGGCGTATAGATTCTCGCCAAATCATTCGACGTACAAAAAGATCTCGTCAATCCTAAGTATATATAAAATTCCAATTATGGTCCACAAGATTGGATAAACTATTTAAACCTAAGGAATAGATTATGTCTATAACCACAACCTCGAGCTTGCCAGCTCCAGTGCAACAAAGCTTTAGCTTTAAGTTGCTTTCGGTGCCAGTTCCAAATATGATTCATTAGTAATATTGTGAATTTAAAACCTATCCTGATTGACTTGGACGGCCGACGGGCTAACAAGGGGCAAGTTTAAATACAGCCTGAACGACTTAGCGGATGGGGCTCGAAAGAGTATGCGAAAGTCTGAACTCTACGAATATATGAAGGTAGAGAGGGAGATCCGAAGAGGTTTCCCCGCCTAGCAATAGGTCATTAAAGTAACAGATTGAAGATCCCTGCAATGCTTAAACAGATGCCTCGTAATGGTGGTACAACTCTGCGTATGCGTAGATACAATCCACTTGCAACAGCACTTGTTCCATTAGGAAACACTGGCGTTACTCCACCAGCTCAGCAATTAACAGCTGTTGATATTGACGCTAAGATTTCATTTTATGGAAGTTACGTCATATTAAACGAGCAAGTAACGCTACAAAATCAAGATCCGGTCTTGAATGAAGCTGCTGCTAGACTTGGTGTTTCTCTCAGACAAACTGAAGATGAGTTGACACGTGATATGCTTGCTTCAACAGCAGCATTTATCAACTGTACAGCTGGTGTAAATGGTGACAATCCAACTGAGCTTACTCGTTCAGATGTTGATGATGTAGTTCGTGCGTTACTTGGTAACGATGCTTACACGATCATGGATAACATCGAAGGCGAAGATAAATTTGGTACAGCTCCTGTTCGTGATGCGTATTTTGCGCTTTGCCATACAGATCTTACTAAAGATATGGATTCAGTTGATGGATTTATCCAAAAGAACCAGTATCCATCTCCTATGAATGCATTGCGTTCTGAATGGGGTGCAATTGGTAACTTAAGATTCTTAGTTTCATCTATTGGATCAATCACTGCTAGTGCTTCAAACTTAGGCGCGAATGTGTATAACATTTTCTGCGTAGGTATGGAAGCTTATGCTTGTATCGAAGCAGATGGTTACAGCGCAAGCTTTATCTATCGTGCACCAATGTACGATGGACCTTTAGCTCTTAATGCTTCTGTTGGTTACAAGTTCGCAGAAGTACCACGTATTCTCAATGACCTTTGGGTATTGAATCTACGTTGTACATTAGCGTAATCCAGAAAGGAATATTATGGATGGTACAATTAATCAAGTAGGTCGATTTACGTCTACTGGATCTGCAGAAACTATAAAACTTCGTTCAGATGTTGATTTTCTGTTCGTTCGCAACATAACTATTGCTAGTGCTTCTCAAACTACAGCTGTTGCTGTAAAACACTACTGGCAACGTGGATTTGCAGATGGTTCTAAGTTGAGTACATTTAAATCTAACGCAGCTAACGCAGCTAACTTAGAGCAGTTCATTACTTCAAACGGATTTACTTTAGTTGATAGTTCTGTTCAAACTCCAGGAGTTTTGAACGCTACAATTACAGCTATTTCTGCTGCAGCTATTCCAGTTGTTACTAATAGTGGAACAAACGGTTTATCTGCTGGTGATATAGTTCGTCTATTTAATGTTGCTTCTGCGCAACAAGTTGGTGGATTTGATTTCACAGTTGGTTATAACACATTAAGTGCTACTACTTTCTCTCTAGACTATATGCCTACTATTGTTGCAGGTACTACTGGTTCTTGGAGAAAAATTAACTTTGATCCAATTTTCTATCCACGTCGTCGTTATATTACAAAAATTACTGCAGCTCAAAATGCTGTTGTAACTATGTCTGTAACTCACGGTTATAAAGTTGGACAACAAGTTCGTATGGTTGTTCCTGCTGCATTTGGCATGATCCAAATGGACGGACTATTGGCAACAATTACCGCAATCAATACAACAACTACATCTGGCAACTCAATTACTTTAGATGTTGATTCTTCAACATTTACTGCATTTGCTTGGCCTCTTTCTGCTGCTGTTCCATTTACAGCTGCTGAAGTAGTTCCAGTTGGTGAAGATACTGCATTCGCATTAAGTGCTGGTGTAGATATCTTAAGCGATGCTACATTGAACACTGGATTCCTTGGAATGGTTCTTGCTGGTGGTATAAATAACCCTGGTGGAGCTGCTTCTGACGTTGTTTACTGGGCTGCTGGTAAAGCGTTTAGCGTTTCAAATTCGTAATTAAGTAATTACAATGTGCCCCCTTGAAATAGAGGGGGCACACTATATAAAGGATTTTATGTCTAATTTAAACTCTCTAGAATTGAACTCTGCAAAAAGCAAAGAAGGGTCTAAAGATTCTTTAAAGTTTCAACAAGCAGCGCGTCCTTTTTTAACACGATCTAAAAAATTAACAAAAGAAGAAAAAGAAGTTATCGCTAAAGACCTTAAGGTTAAGCGAGATAAAGATCGTACGCCTGTTCGTGGAATATTTAAATATCACGAGTGCCCAGGAGGGTCTTTCGGATTTATGTTTAAAAAGTATGCAGAAGATCCGCTTGAAAAATATCAAATGATTGATGGTGAAGTTTATACAATTCCTCTTGGAGTTGCTCGACATTTAAATACAAATGTCTGGTACCCTGTTCATAAGTATCAAAGTAAAGATTCTGTACTGTCTTTCCAAGAAAAAGTAAGACGTACAAGTTTCCAAAGCTTAGAGTTTTCAGAAGAAGCTACGTTATAGTAGCAAATTAAATGGAGGTTACGTGTCTATCCTAGCAATTGAAAATCCTGTCTTTCAACGAGCGATGAGAGTTATATCGTCCATTACAAACGATTATCCTGCTGTTGTTACAACTACGTTTGCCCATCAATATTTAGATGGACTTGTAGTCCGTTTGATTATTCCTAAAGGATACGGCATGACTCAAGCAAATCAATTGTACGCCCCTATTATCGTGACAGGTGATACTACGTTTACAATTGATGTTGATGCTCGATATTTTGATAAGTTTATAACAACACTTATTGTTGATACAACTGATGGATCTGGTAACGCGAGTGGGAATATTTATTCTCAGGTTACAGTTGTTAATCAACCAGCAGCTGGACAGACATTTACTATTGGCACTCAGGTATTTAATATTCCTTTTGGTGGTGGTGACTTAACAACAAGTGGTGCAGCATTAGGAACGTACAATATATCTACTGGTGCTTATACATTTACAGGTGCAAGTGCAAGCACTTCCATTGTATGGAATCCTATTAGCTTTCCCTATAATCAACAGTATCCTCAAACTCTGCCAACGGCTGAAAAGTCTGATACGCTACTGAACGCTACTCAAAATATCTTACCATTCAATAGTTAAGGAGATTAGTAATGGCAACACCTGATTCAATTTTATCAACATTAGATCAAATCAAAGTTAAAGTCCGTAGACTTACTCGAAGTATGTCTGATTCTCAGCTGACTAATCAGCAGCTTGAAGACTACATAAATACATTCGTATTATATGACTTTCCTGAGCATCTTAGATTGTTCAACCTTCAAAAGACTTTTACATTCTTCACTGAACCATTTATTGATGTTTATGAATCAAATGATACTCCGACCAGTGTCTTTTATAACTTTAAGAATAAGTATTTAAATGTAATGCCTCCTGTATATGTAGCAGGTCGGCAATCACTGTATATGCAGTCTAGAGAGCAGTTCTTTGGTATTTATCCAATGACTAATAGTATTGCTTCTATTGGCACTGCTGGTAATGGTGCTATTGCATCATTCTCTGGATATATCAATACTCGTCAGGCAAATATTCCAGCAGGACTTGTTCAGGTTTTACTTCTTTTAAGAAATAATGTGTTGTTTAGTTCGCTTGATGTGAGCGGTAACAGTCTTGCTTTGATTGATTATCCTATAAGCTCATTGATTGGGAATTTGTATGTTCCTGGTAGCGCTCCAACTTCAACGACAACTCAGGATCCAATTAATTATATTAATTACACAACAGGTCAGTTTGTAATCACATTTAGTGCCGCTCCTGCATCAGGAGTGACAATAAATAGTCAGACAGTTTTAGTACAGCCAACTCTGCCACAATCAGTACTCTTTTATGATGGTAAGTTTACCATGAGACCAGTCCCTGATCAGGCCTATAGAGTTAATATGGAAGTAGCTGTAAGACCAACAGAATTGCTTTCAGGAACGCAAGCTCCTGAGCTGTCTGAGTGGTGGCAGTTGATAGCAATCGGCGCAAGTATCAAAGTTTTCCAAGACAGAATGGACTTAGAGAGTGTAAACTTGGTAATGCCTGAGTTCAAAGTTCAAATGAATTTAGTTAACAGAAGAACAATAGTTCAAAACACTACTCAAAGAACTACTACAATCTATCAGAATGAATCTGGTGGTGTGGGAGGTAGTGCTGCTGGTGGTGGATTCGGTAATACATTTTAAAAATTAAAGGATAAATTATGGCATACCAGGCGCAAAAGCCCCAGCCAACAGATGTTAAGAGCCAATCTCAAGCAGATTTACTAGGTAATTTTCAAGCACTAAGTCCTTTTGGAAATGGATTTGCAGATTTCACTGTTAAAGTAGCTACTCCAGCTATTGCTGCAAACGATACAGGCCTTTATACACGCAATAATGCGACAACTGTTCAAAATGAGATGTATATTCAAAAAAGAACTAATAACGCAGATGCTCAAGTTCCTATGACTGCATCTAGTATAAATAATGTTGCTTCTTCAGTTAATATGCCTGGTTGGTCATATTTACCAAGTGGAATATTGATCAAATGGGGCAATATTGACATTGCGACATCCAATGTCAATGTGTACGTCAATGTTGACTCAATAAGCGGTGGACCAGCATTCACTAGAATATTTAATGTACAAGTAACTCCTTATTTTGGAACTACATCAAGCCCATTATCTGCTGGTGTCCTTTTTCCTATAAACGCATGGACAGGAGCAAGTATCGGTATGTGGGTTAACTCAACAAGTGGAGCTGGCTCTGGTAAGGGTGTACAATATTTCGTTATAGGGGTCTAACATGGCTCAAACAGATCGTTTTTATATTGGTATGGATCAGGCTGGGGCAAGTAAAAACACATCTTTAAAGCCTTTTGCAATTCCAGACAATGCTTATCAGTTGCTTAATAATGCATATGTATTTCGTGGACGAATACGAAAACGATTTGGTTCTATGCTTATGCAAGCTACAACTCCAGTGCCTGGATATGAAACGTTACAATCAAGACTTAAAATTAATATTGGATCGACTGATGGTGCTGGTGCTTTTGCACCAGGAACTGTTCCAGGAGATGTCTTTGCGATAGGGCAGTTATTTTCTATTGGTACTCAACTGTTTACGGTATATCAGACTGGAACTCCAGCTGCTATGTTATCTACTGGAGCTGGAACGGGTACTTATAATACTACCACTGGAGCATATACATTTGCAGGAACTTTAGCAGTATCAACTATCGTTTATTTTTACCCAGCTCTTCCAGTTATGGGATTGATTACTAAAGAAGTAATAGCTATATCAAATGAAGAACTGATTGGATTTGATACAAGATTTGCATATAGATACGAAGTCACTGGCTGGGAACGTCTAGGAACAGCGGTTTGGAGCGGTGATAATGCTGATTTTTTCTGGGGCGCAAACTGGAATGGTCTTTTAAGATCTGATTATTATTTGTTTGTAACAAATAACATTGAGGCTGACAGAATTAAATATTGGGATGGGACTACATGGACTACTATGAGTCCTATAGTTAACAATACTTCCAGAATTCATACAGCTCGAATCATTGTTCCATTTAAGGATCGTTTAGTTTTCTTAAATACAACTGAGTTTACAGAAACTGTAACTGGAAATCCTTATGGACCAACTAATGGAACTACTGGAAATTTAGGTGCAACAGTTATTACAGCTCCTCCAGGTGGATTTGCAATAGGTCAATCATTTATAGTTGGTACAACTATATTTACTATTGCTGATGTTGCTACTCCTGGAGCTCAACCTCTTACTGTTTCTGCTGTAAATAATACTGGTGCAGTTGCTTCTGCTACCTTTAATAACACCTCTTCAGAATTAATCATTACTGGTAACAATACTAATCGTGGAGTTGGTGTTTACTTTTCTCCTGATGGAACAGTTGGAACTTCATATCGATATACGAATAGATGTCGTTATTCAGTAAACGGATCACCAGTTAATGTTAATTCGTTTTTAGAACTTACTGGTGGGTTTGGTGGTTATGTAGATGCTCCAACAAAAGAAGCTATAGTTACAGCTCAATTTCTAAAAGATAGACTTATTGTTTATTTTGAATCAAGTACATGGGAACTTGCTTATACTGCTAACCAAATACTTCCATTTGTATGGCAACAAATTAATACTGAATTGGGTGCTGAATCAACATTCTCTCAAGTTCCGTTTGATACGGTTGTTTTAGGAGTTGGGAACGTTGGTATACATGCTTGTAACGGATCAAACGTTGAGCGTATTGATGATAAAATACCAGACGAAGTATTCCAAATTCATAATGATAGTAACGGTATTGAGCGAGTTGCTGGTATTCGAGATTATTATGTTGAAATGGTTTATTGGAGTTTTCCTGATCCAACAAGAAGTGATACATTTCCATTCAATAATAAAGTTTTAGTTTATAACTACAAGACTGGATCTTGGGCTATGAATGATGATTCTATTACGGCATTTGGATATTATAATACAACGCCTAGTCAGCAAGAAACATGGGCAACAGACTTAACGACCTGGGAAACTGATAACTCTACATGGTTTGAGGGAGTAACTGTTCAGGGCAGATTTAAATCTGTTGTTGCTGGTAATCAAGAAGGGTATGTAGTTATTGTTAATCCAGATAAAAATAGAAATGCGCCAGCTCTTCAAATTACTAATGCAGTTATAACTGATATCCAAACAATAACGTTTACGGTTGTTAACCATAACCTTGAAGCAGGTTTTAATTCGTTTGGTGATTATATAGTATTTGAAAGTGTTCAAGGTCTTGCTGGTCTTAATGGACTCATATTTCCAGTAGATACTGTTATTGATGCTAACACATTCAAGATTATAGTGACACCAGGTTCAGTAACTGGTTCTTACCTTGGTGGTGGAACCATAGCTCGAGTCTCGTCTATAGATATAGTAACTAAGCAATATAACTTCTATGCAAATCAGGGAGTTAATGCTTCCATTAATAAAGTAGATTTCTTAGTCGATAAAACATCTGGTGGTCAAGTTACAATAGATTATTCGATTTCTTCTTCTGGTGAATCTTCATTATTCTTTGGTGGACTGAGTGGTGCCTTAGTTGGAACAGGTATTTTAGAAACAAGCCCTTATGCCTTAGTACCTCTTGAGCAAACACAGGAACGTTTGTGGCATCCAATATATCCAATGGCTAATGGTGAATGTGTTCAATTGAATATCTATATGACTGATGATCAATTAAGAAATCCTGCTATTGCATGGTCTGATTTTGAATTACACGCTATGATTTTCAGTGCTACGCGCACAGGAAGGCTTCAATAAATAGGAGATACTATGAAGCACATTTTGTTTTTAAGTCTCATGTTTTGTGGTTACGCTTACTCTTCTCAGAAAGAAGATATTGATTGTAGGCCTTTTACTCGTTCTAATAACCAGTTGAATGTTAACCGTTCATATAATGAGCAACGAAGAGAGCATATACCCGAGTCTCCTTTGATACATAGTACATCTACTTCTTTAGCTAGTCAGAGAACTGACAGGGGTGCTGTAGATTTGCCCGGAGTTCCACGAATTATAAGTGATGATAGTTCTGATAACAGTATAGCAAACGCTTCTCCTGTAATAAATGTTGCTGCTACTATTGCAGTCAAGACTGAAGCTGAATGTTGTAATTCAAGATGTTGTATTGATGAAGATACTAATTGTCGATGTGCAATTCAGTAATTAAGTAAAAATCCCAGGGGCTTAATAGTCCCTGGGAAAAGTAGTAAGTATCCAAAAAAAAGGATATTTTTAGTATGTCATGCTTGTTTTAAATACTCAAGCACTACATAGCATACTGTGTAAGCTGATCTATCTATACCGGTTGTTATAACTACAGACGTGTTAGTTGCTTCTAACTTTATATTTTCATTGAGTACTGGACTAGCAAATGGCAATGGAATGAAGCTTGTCTGGGTACTGTTTGTTGCTGCTCCATATATTCTTGTTATGGAGTATCCATTATCAACTTCTATGTTATGAGGAACAGTTTTAACGAGTGCGCCTCCAGGTAGTGCGCCAAAATCAATAGTTTTTCTAAATACTTGTCTAGGTTGAGGTTGTAGGGAGCTTGTTGAGTCTAGCCCTGGCGTTGGGAAATATAACTGGCCATTAATGATTTCTTGTAAGCTGTAGTAAGCAGTATCTTTTGTGTTGAGTACAATCTGCATGCTATTTACGTTTTGATAAAGTCGTACTAAGAGTTCCTTCAGTTTTGGATCTACATTTGTTGATTGTAGTTGCTGCATGTCCCATATGAATGTGCTGGGAACAAATGATCCAAGATTAGCTTGGCTGTTATATGATTGATTGTTTGCCATTTTAAGTTTCCTATTTTTTTATGCTTTACTATATGATTGGTATACTATCATGGTGAGAATTTAAATAATTAAGGAGTTTGTAATGTTTGAATGGTTGACAGGTACTAATGATGTAACCAGGCAGAATAAAATAGTTACGCCAGGCCAAGAGAATATAATTAACCAAGCTGGCCAAATGGGTCTTAGGGGTCTACAGGGAGGCAGCTCAAGATTTGATCCAATTGCACAACAAGCTCAGGAGCAATTTTCTCAAAGGACTGTGCCTGGGATTGCTGAAAGATTTACTCAGTCTGGTGCTCAAAGATCTTCTGCTTTTGGCCAACAACTTGGACAAGCAGGGGCTGATTTATCAACAAATCTAGCTTCTATGGGATCACAATTTGGATTGCAAGAGCAAAAATTGTTTCAACAGCTTTTAGGTCTGGGGCTAACCCCACAGTTTGAAAACTATATTGAACAAGGAAATCCTGGTCTTGCTGGGCATCTTGGTCAATTCCTTCCTTTATTGGCTCATGGTTTTGGTAGTGGTTTGTCTGGTGGTTTGTCTGGAGGAGTTAGTGATTTGTTAAAACTTCTTGGGATTGGTGGTCAGCAACCTGATAATCAATCAGCAGGACTCGTAAAAAGCTCTTTTAATG